GGGCGAGGTTGTTTCTGAGTGTCTTTCACCACTCACCACGAGTTGGTTCATCAGTTAGGCTTGTTTCGATTTGCTCGACGCTGCTTGCGCTTAGCCTGGCGCCTTTGTGCGCGCTCCGCCTGCTTCTTTGTCGGCGGCCCGAAAAACCGGGTCTTAACTGCCTTTTTCTCCTTGTTCCCCTTCTTATCACCCACGACAGGGACTCTCTGAGCTGGAGCCGTTGCAAGCACAGACTGACGCGGTGCACGCGTGCCTGGTGCCTGAGGCCCAGCAAAGCAGAATCCCCGTTGCAAAACCTCAACAACTGCTCGATGAAGGTCCTCAACAGAAGTTCGGGACATGGCGGCTGGCCACAGTTGGCTATAGTTCTGAAACTCTAAATGCATATCCAACTGATAGGATAGCAAAGTAGCCGTCGCTGTGGAGGGATCTCCAAGACTTAAACCAATCAACTCAGCATCAGAAGCAAGGGCCCATGCGGGGCCATTAGTCTGAGCAAAGCTGTAGTTGTAATCCAGCCACAAGTCCAAATCACTGGTGGGCGGGGAGTAAACATAGAATCCGGCCTCAAGTGGTCCAAGGAACCTCTTGACCGGCGGCAGAGAAGAGAGGGTGGCCTTGGTAAAGCCCCAATCCTGAGAGGACGCGAGGCGGCCCGCAGTGACCACACCCTCCTTGTTCATGATCGCGGTTACGTTCCCCACGGAAAGGGCCAGTGCAGTGCACCGGCTCCCGTTGTAGGGCGCAGATGTAGTAGTGTACTCAATAGGGGGAGCTACGGGTACAAGAGCAATGCTGGTGCTTGGCGTCACCGCAGTGAGGCCACCAGACATAGTAAAGGTCGGCGCAGTTCCAGCATAACCCAACAAAATATCGGCAAAATTCGGCGCTCCATCTGTTGTCGAGATAGTGGCACGACAGGACACACCCGTGACCCGGTACCACCCTGCTGGCTTGGCCGCCACTACTGCTGACAAAACAACGGCATTGAACTTTCCTGTAAGCTGAACAAACGTGCCCTGGAGAGTAAGCACATCAGTCGTCGTACGACCAGGTGCCATCCAGCGCTCGACGTAAACCCGAAAGTAGTTCAGCAAATTACAGTCCATAGTGGACAACAACAAGCCGTTGGTATTTGTGCATTGGACCGTGATTGATATCGACGTCGCGGTCGTACCTGCGATAGGTGGGCAGAAAGTGTAAGCCTTACCCCCATCGTAACCCACGACTGGGTAGTTGGCCGGACTCGTGCCCAACATTCGGAAGATACCCGTCCCACTTGGCAAGGTCACCTGCACAGAATTGGAAACAGCAGCAAAATCCTGCACCACATCACCCGTATACACATCATCCGCGAGGGTCCCACCGCTGTTAGCTGAAGCAAGCGGGACCTCAGAACATATCCCCCAGCCGAACGCACCACTCTGATCAGCCCAAAGTGGAAAGGCCGGCTGGCGGGCGAGCACCACCCTCGTACCGATAGTGCTCGTATCCGCAACGATCACGCCGACAGTACCCTGAGCTCGAAGTGCCACCACTGCAGACTGCTCGACGTTTGGAAACGCCGGCAGACGCTGAGGTTGCGACTTGGCTGGGTGAGTGAAAGCGCGAACCAACGATTGCATTTCTGGTTACCAAAAGACACGGCTCAAGAGCCGTTGTACACACCCCGTACTGCGGCGGCGGCGCTCTACTAGAGCTCATCCTGACCGACGCAAACGGTGAAGACCTCGCTGTGCATACAGCACGGCAAGCGCCTTATATCCCGAATGCGTTACAGTCCCGATCAACCGCCGCACGATTGATTCCGCCGTAGCGCATCGCCATCCACGAGACCGTCAGTTCGTCCCAGGCGGCTGTTGCCTTGCTGCGAGAATGATAGGGATGATCCTCGTCAGCCACCTGTTCTACGACCGCCTGACCCTCCAAGAGCTCACAAACGCGTTCTCCGAGCTCACTCAGCAGAGGGACACAACGCCAGTTGCGCATCTGCTTAGCGACCCCGTGGGTCCAAGCTGGTAGCGGTGCTGTACGCTCCGCCTGCCAGAAGGCCTTATAGAGGCGCCGTCCCAGGGTAGGACCCCAGAACAAACCCTCTCGCGTCTGGTACGGCATGCACCCCAAAAAGGTGACATCGCACAGCCGGCTGCTATGGCCCGCCTTGGCCACCAAACCGAACGACTTAATCCCCTGAAGGACCCTGTCGACGATTGGTGCGACCTCAAAGTCGCAGCACACCAAACTGTCATCGCCGACGATGGCGATGCGTACAAGCTCTGACGCACGATCTAGGTCTACTGCCGAGACCTGGCTGACCTCTTTTCCCGCAAGTGCGGCCGCGAAGGAGAGGCTAATCGCGAGACCATTCAGCAACGCATTAGCGAGTGCTGTGTCATCGCGGCCCGACATCATCATCTCCTCAGACTGATAAGTCAGGCTCGCCCCCTCCTTCCGGCTCTTTGCGGCTCCTGATGGCGTCCTCCAGTGATCCAGAACCTCCCAGAACTCCTCGGGAGCATCCGGCATCACATGGCGGTACCATCTCTCTATGGTCTGCCAGGCCCTCTTCGACCAAGTGGCGTCGAAGGCCGAATAGTCGCTCCAGAAGAAGCTGACCGAGTGCTGGTTCCGACGCAGCCACTCGTCCAACTTCTCCGGTGCGGCCGAGGCGTAGAAAATCCAGTTGTGTGGACCCCAGTGCTCCTTGAGGCACTTCGTGGCTTTCTTCAGCCAGGGTCCAGCAATGAGGTGGGTCTCGTCGTGGGGGGCCTGGATGAGGCGGGCAACATATGTGCACGCATCAACATCCGGCATCCCATCAACGATCC